CCCCAGCATCAGCCCATCCCTCAATTGAATCACCAACTAAAAAACGTCTTGTCTTTTTTGGATCTGGTTTTCTAATTTCTGCTAATTCTTCTACGTGATGTTTTTGTACTGAAAATCCTACCCCTGTTCCGCCTAGCAAAAGGAACATGGTTTCTCCAAATGCTCTCCAATCATCAATAGGTAGATAAGCACAGTTGTATATTCTATTAGGACTGATTTCAATAGGCTTACCTGCAAATTGCATAGACCTCATTGAAGGCAGGGCCTTTTTATCATATACAAACTTATAGGCCGTCTCAATTTCATCAGCTAAATTAGGAAACTTTTTTAAATGCATTGATTTATTTCTGTCTACTAACTCTGTCCACGTTTCCCTTCTTTGTAATTCAGGAACGTATTTGCCATATTTCATGTGCACAGTAATGTCTGATAAAATTTTTTGCGAGATGTCCATTGTTTTTTGGTTATAAAATTTAAAAATAGAAATAGCATTACCGCTGATTTCTCAGCAGTTTACGTACAAAACCTTTTTTAATTTAGCTTAGGTATTTGGTGATTTTATCGCGGTTGAAATCTGAGTCTTTACCAACTATGCTAGACATTTTTAATGTCTCAGCTTCTGTAGCTTGTCCCAATAGGTTTGATTGTACCTTAGACGCTGTCAACTTCTGTAGATAAGTCTTAGCAACTTTAAATTTGCTAACAGCTGCTTTTTTAGCTTCATAAATTGATAATATACTCATGATTCCTCGATTGTAATAATAAATACTAGTTTTTCTCAATTTTAACCAATTTTTCTTGTTAATTCGAAGTATTTTTTACCCAAAGCTGCTCTCTCATTGTTACTAAAAGATGTAAATGATTGACTACCAGTAGGTCGTATTGGGTTATTAGGATCACTTATATACATATTAGTATCATCTAACTCGGTTGAAGCTATTTCAATCTTACCAACATTTGTATCGATCTTGGCTCCATACGTCATTCCATCCATTCCATATCTATTTTTCATAATATGAACCCTACCAGTTCCATCTACCTTATCTTGTCTCTTCCTTGAAAGAGATATAGCAAAATCTGCAACCATTATCTTACCATAGCTACCTGCTGCTTTATCAGCTTCAATAATATCATCCTTAGCCCCCATTCTATTTACCTGAGAAACCGTCCATACAGGTAGATTAAATTCTCTTGCTAATCCCTTTGTTGCTGTATAAACATCATCAATCTCTTCCTTTCTATCTGCAGCTTTCCTGCCAGATTTAAGTAAATCAACGTAATCTATAATAATAAGATCTGGATGAAAGCCTAAATCTCTACATTTTTGAATATGCCCTTCAATTGTAGATATTGAAGCTTTACCTGGAGTATACTCTTTTACGATAAGTTTGCCCTGTAGAGTCTTGATTGTATCTTCTACCTCATCCCTTCTACCGGCTGCCTGTTCCATACTTGCTTGAATAAAGTTAGCATCATATCTTCTTCCTACATAAACTTCTGATAACTCTAATGTATAGTGAAGTACGTTGTAACCAAGTCTTACGGCTTCTGCTCCTAGAGATATCAACATCCAAGATTTACCACCTCCAGGATTACCAAATACCAAACCAAGGTCTCCTTTGCCTAAACCTCCTGCAAGTAATCCATCAATTATAGTCCATCCTGTTGGTACACAGCCTCTCTCTTCTACTCTATAACGACTTTCTACATCTTTAACATATTCATGTCCCAAGTTTTTATCTTGGCCTGCTTTAGAAGCTCTATCAATTAAACCTCTAATATTTTCATAATCTCCCTTCTCCAATAATTCAATAGATTTAAAAATAGCGTTCTTTAGCTGCTGGTTACGACAAAAATTAGAAAACTCTTGCTCAATATATTCTCTATCATCGTTAATTACCTTATAAGCTTCTTTTAACTGCTCTATAATAGAGACTTTAAGTACTTCGTTAGGTATTTTTTTTACTTCTGCTGATAGATAATCCAAAGAAGGAGTAGTATGGTATTTTGCATAATATTGTAAGACCTCTTCTAGTATCCATTTATGTGCTGGGTTATCAAAATGCTCTGGATCTACAACGTCGTATATGTTTGTTAAAAATTCTTTATGTTTTAGTAGTGAGTTCAAAACTTTAATTTGAAAACTCATACCATATTGTGATAAACTCGATAATGTTCCCATATAACCTCTCCTTTATTTAATATAATCTATTTTAATCTATTTTGCAACTTTGTAATGTTTCAACTTCTCAAACTTATTAAAAAGCCAGAGCTCGGCATTAGGAATTGCATTTTGCAAGGTGTCATCCTCATACATCCTGAGAAATTTCTTCTTATCCATTGTTTCTTTTGGATTTACAAGCGTTTCTTTAATTGCTTGAATAGAATCCTCAGGAATGTTTGGATCGTGTAAATCCATTAATTTTTGATTTATTTCAAGTTGGTAGGAGAAGTTTGCAATCTTTCCATACATTTTACTGCTATCTAAATTTCTTCTACAGTGATCTAAAACCTCAATAAGTCGAACTTGCCTATCTTCTTTTAGCATAGGAAATAATTTAAGCATAGTTTTTTCTCCTAATCCATGTACACCTGGTACATCATCTCCATTATCACCTAAAAGTATTTTTTGTGTAAGGTAGTTTATTGGTAAAATACCAAACTCCTTTTGAACTGTTTCAGGATTATAAAATTTTTTCTTAGTAGGAGAATAAACTGTTACTTTATCACTAACAAGCTGAATATAATCTTTATCCGAAGACATTATAAAAACCTCCTTACGTAAAACCTTTGCAATATATCCAATAACATCGTCTGCCTCAATTTTATCTTCCACAATAATATCAACTGGTAGACATTTTAAATACTGGATTAATCGTACGATCTGAGTTGTGATTGCTTCCGACTCCTCTTCTTGATCATCAAAAGCATCCCAGTTAGTAATCTTTTTTAGACGTCTGTTTGCTTTATACTCTGGGTATAGGTTTCTTTTATTTGTAGATCCACCTTCTCCGTCAAAAACTAATATAACTCTTGTAGGGTTTGTTAACTCTATTGCATGTCCTAAGGACTTTAAAAAACCTACCATACCACCAATATGGTTACCTTGAGGATTTAGTTGATGAACTACTACAAAACTTCTTAGAAAAGTATTTAGTGCATCAATAATAAGAACTCTATCATTACGATAGAGCTCCTCTTGCTTAGCTTGCTTTAATTTACTTATAATGTCATTAAATAGTTTGTCCACTCTCTTTTTTTTGTTTAGCTAATGGATTAGCTAATCTTTCTTTAATTCGCTCTGCCACAATATCAATATCTCTTTGTGTTGGTACATAACCATTCATTAGATGAGCTGGAACGTTGTCCCACGAACTAAGATAACTTTGTACATTAAATCCTCGAGCCTTACATTCAGTATACACATCAATATAACGCTCTTTTAAATATCCTAGCTTGTCATAGAAAAAGCTAACGTGCCCCTTACCTAAAGTAAACTGAGCAGGTACGTTTTTAAGATTATATTTACCTTTTCCTACTACATTTGGAATACGCTTCATCTCTCTATGCTCAGCCATCAAATGTTTATCTGTAAGAGTTTTAGGAGGAATACCGATATTAATACGTGTCATAAACCTTTATTTTTTGTAATATCAATATTTTACTCTTCGGAGGCATCAAAAATATCTCGATTATCCTCTTCCGTTTCTTCTACTACATCAAAGTCTGTAGATCCAAGAACCTTTAACCACTCACCTGAGTGATCTTTTTTATACTTATTTAGATCATTTGTGGTATCTAAAATAAATCCGTGAACTGTCATAATTACCTTATTCGTGGTGGTAATTCCAGTAACGTGGTTTTTATCGCAACTAATTTTAGTTCTCTTAGCAAACTCTACATCCTTACCATTCTTAGTAGCTTTAATCTTATTAGTTCCAGAGTTCGTAACATTACCAAATGTAATTACCAACGAAGCATCGAAGAACATTGTATCACCACCTTTGTTCTTTAACTTAGGTTGACCCATAATAGATTCAGGCTTTGCTACCCAAACTTTATTGATTGCTACAAATGTATTTGTGTAAGGCTGGCTTTCTTTTCTTGATAGAACAATCTTCTGATTAATAAAGTTACCAAATGTCTTTGACATTGCACCTGCATTCCACTCATTGTTATTCTTATTAGATGTTATTGATAGCTCACATGGAATAGATCCCACTGAATCCCAGAAGAAGCATAATTCGTAGGGTAGGTTGCCTCTCTTTTGTTCATCTAAAATATCTGCCATAAAAGCACCTACATCTTCAATACTGTTCAAAGTTTCTCTATCTCTAAATAAAAAGAATCCTTTATAATCAACTACCTCTCCATTTTCATCACATACTTCCTCAAACTGTAGTCCCATCATACGAGCATGTTCCCAACTCCACTTCATTTCAGTTACAATGAATACAGGTAATATGCCCATGTTCTGAGCATTAACAGCAGCTTCTAATAAAGCTGTTGTTTTACCTGTATCACTGTGTCCTCTTAGAATAGTAATATGACCTTTAGGAATACCTGGAATTGATAATGTTTCTTGAAATGCACTCGATAAAGGAATCCACTCTTGAGATTTAAACTTTACCGAAGTAGCAGATAAGTTCTTACTTTTCTTGAATTTTTCAAGATTAAAATCTCCCTTCACTGCGGCTGCGACTGCAGCATTTAGTGATTTACCTTTTGCCATATTTTAATTTTAAGATTAACTGAATAGTGCATCAAACTCATCGTCTACTGACTTCTTAGGCTTAGCCTCTAAAGTGTAGTTTGCTTTAGGAGCTTCTGTAGTTGATTCCGATACTTCAGGTTCAACTGCAGCTGCAGGCTCTTGAGCAGCTTCTGGATCCAAGAACTCAACTAAACGAGTTTTCATAGTGTCATAATCAAAACGTTTAAATTGATCTGCTGGATTTGGTTGAGTTGTTAACCAAGTCTTTACTTGATTTGCATCTTCGGATAGTGATGTGGTTTTGGTTTTAACACGAATGTTTGTTTTACCAAAAGAATTACCTGCTGCAGCTGCATCCAACTTTTCTACAGTCAAATCACGTCCATTTACAGGATCTGTGTAATCTTGTACGTCTTCATCTTCTGCAATTGCCAATAATTCCATGTAAACTTCTTTACCAAATTCCCACAAACGAACGCCTTTGTTTTCTTCACCACGTACAATTACTGGTGCAAAGACTCTCATTTTAGGTTGAAGTTTTTTAGATAGAGCCCAATTATCTCTATCATATGGACCTTTTTTTAACTCATTTGCAAAGTCAACAATAGGGTCTTTCTCTCCAAAATTAATAGGAGAAATCATTACTTTGGCATTTCCAATACCATAGTGAATAAACAACTCTTTAAACGGAGATGTTTTGTCGAAAGCCGAAGGTACAATACGGATTGTGTACTTACCTGTAGTTGGTCTCCACATTGTTTCAGTCAAATCCTTACGTTGATTGACACCTGGCTTAGCTTGCAATGCATTTAGCTTTGCTTTGATTGCTTGTAAATCCATAACTTATTATTTTTTCTTTCTTTAATATAAATCAAAAGCTGATCGTTTCCAACTTTAGGCTGCTATAATTTTAAATATTTTAGTTTGCAGCTTTCTCAAGTCAGCACCTTGCGTTAATAAAAAAA